TCTTGACCTGAACGTGAACGGGGTATACCGCACCGGACATCTTGTCCGCCTGCTTGTTGTCTCCCGCATAGTGATTGGCAAATTCGGTATCGGGAGAGACAAAAGACATTTCCCGCTCGCCGGATGTCAGTGCTGAAAACCCGCCTTTGCTTCGCAACTTGTCCATGCTTCGCAACTTGTCCATGGCCATGGACTCTTCGCGGTGCGCTGAATACTGATCCATCAGCGCCTCTCTGTTTTTTGCTTTTCCCCACTGGTCTTCGGTCATCCTGTGAAAGTCCAGCACACCGCTCATCGTGTATGGCGCATCCGCACCCCGAGGGTGGTGTCGAGTGCCGTGGTACATGCGACGTTTCTCAGCGGATGGCTCCAAGAACTTGCGCAGCCCTTCTCCCCGATCGACTTCGCCGCCCTCGGAGTACAGCGGCATGCCATGCTTCAGCACATGCTCGCGCATTTCGGGGGTGATGTCGAACCGGTGAACCGGGACTTCCGTTTTTGCGCCTTGGTACGCGTAGGCATGCTGCCGCACCATGCGTTGCTGCTCGTCAGGCGATTGTGCTTGGAACTGACTTTCGGTAAGGCCGTGATGTTGTGCTGGGGTGCTGACAATCGATACAGAACCCGGTTGCACTTGCGCCCCGAACTGCTTGCCGAACTTGTTCAGGAACTGCGGCAGTTGCTTGTCGTACAGGTCGTGAAAGCCCTTGGCCCCCTCGCCTGACGCGCCCCAACGCTCAGCTTGGGTCTCACCCGGTGTGATGTGTATCTGGTCGTAGCCCTTCTCAGCGGCGTGGTAAATCATCCGCTTGAGTGCCAGCTCGTGCCAGTTCTTCTTAAACGGTGCCTCGGGCACGGCACTGCGCGCTGTCTCTTGCGCGACGCGGTGGGCTTCCTCGGCCCTCATGACCTGCGGCATCAAGTCCATGATCGCTTCGTTGTGCCGACTGCGAGCCTGCTCCTGCCGCGCGCGCACTTCAGGGTTTTGGTAGATCGGCTCGTTACCGGCTAGATTGCGGTCGATGGCGTTGGAGCTATCCCGGGCTTCCTTGAGCTTCATACTAAGCAACGTGTGCTGCTGCTTGGCCTTGTCGGCTTCCTTGTTCAGGTCAACGCCCTTGGGCTGGTAACCGCGCTTGCTGCCTTGCTTGTGCCAGTCGGACTGGATCTCTTCAATGTGCAGGATCTTCTCGCCGTTGGGGCCGACGCGGTCTTTGGCACGGATGCTGGCCAGCACGTTGGGCGCGCCGCCGAAGTGCGCCTCAACGCCGGGGAACCGGCCTTGTGGGTGCTGAAGCAATATCTCCCGGTAGTTCGTGCCACCCGGCAATGTGTGTTCTTCGTGGCGCGGTTCGCCGGTTGCGCCGTGGTATTGCGCGTCGTACTCTTCTTCGTAGGTACGGTCATTCGGATTAATGTCGTTGCGTAGTACCCGCTCTTTCGGCGTCACGGCCGGTTTAGCCTTGAGCTGGGCCATGAACTGCTCACGCGCCATCTTGGGCAGGGCTTGCAGTGTCTGCAAGTCCCTGTCCTCGACCTCGGCCTGCTTGAAGCCGGGTTGCTTGCTCAGCTCAGTCATGTACTCCGCGCCGGTGCCTTTGGGCCGGGTGGACTGCTCCATCAGCCGGTCGATGGGGGAATAGAAACTCATAGTAGGCGCTCCGTCATGCCGATGTCGCTGATTTTACTGCTCTCAAACTCACCTCCCGCTGCTTTCTTTCTCAGTGCGGCCTTCATCTGCGCGGTGGTCAACTTGACGCCGCCGCCTTTTGCCATCTTCGGCATGGCTGGTGGGGTTGCACGCATGGCTGACATCGCTTGGCCTTGAGGCGTCATCTGGAGGATGTTGCTCTGTGGGCCACCGGGTGGTGGTGTAGGGGCTGGGCCTTGTGGGCCACCGGGTGGTGGCATGGGCGCGCCACCTTGACCGGGCATCATTTGCTGGCCGGGTTGTTCTGGTTGGAAGTCCACACCACCAACAGGCATGCCGCCTTGGCCCGGTGGTAGGTACAGCTTGACCGGCATGGCCGGTGCTTCGTCCACACCAACGTGCGTCGCGGTGGCTGGGCGGATCGCGCCGCCAGCCGCTTTGTACTGCATCGGATCCATGCCGGCGCCATCGGACGGGCCGCCGATGGCCTTGCGCAGGATGGTGTGGGCCAGCATCTCGTCTTGGCTGACCTCGCCGCCCTCGGCGTAGCCTTCGCGGATCAAGTGCCTGATGTAGGGATCGTTCAGTGCTTGGCTGGGCAAGCCCTCGCCTTTGACGCCCAGCGCGAGGTCGTAGTAGCCCGGGCCGGCTTGTGCATGGCTTTTGTGTGGAAAGTATCGCGTGGGGTTATCTGCCTTGAATTTGGCATGCCAGTCGGGCAAGTACACCTCAGTCGGTGTGGGCTTCACGTTGTAGCCCAGATCCTTGCCGTGGAGCAAGGTGGGGAAGCCGGGATGCAGGTCGGGCCGTTGCTCGTGTGTGCCGGACAGGCTGAACAGTCGTGGGCCAGCGGCAAAGGTCGGCACGTCGCCGCCATGCTCTTCGTGCATCAAGCTGCGCTCAGTCTCGCCTTTCAGGATGTCAGTGGGCCGAAAGATCACGCCCTTGCCGCTCTTCTCGCCGCCCATCGCGACGCCGCCCTTCTTCGTTGCGATACCTCGACCCATCATGAAGTCGGCCATCGCAGCACGCTTCTCGAAGGTGTTGACGGCGTCCCAGATCTTGGGATCGCGGATATCCGCGCCTTGGCCAAAGGTCAGGGCCAGATTGTGGTTGAACTTGGCCAGTAGCTCGGGCGTCATCTTGCCCTCCTTCATGGCCGACAGGAATGCCCGACGCAGCTTGCCAAAGACGATGGGGTTGGTCTTGAGCTGCGTGGCTGAGCCCAGCATGGTCGTCCACGCGGTCTCAGGGTCGGTCAAGTTGGTCAAACGACTTGCTGTGCCGGAATCCATGACGCCCCATACCTTGCCCTCGTAGTCTGGGTGTGCTTCGCTGATGGCGGAGAACGCGCCGCCGCCGATGTTGCCGCCGCCCACTTTGGTACGGTCAGCCTGCGTTGTGGTGGTCTTCTTGAAACCCTTCTCCATTGCTTGGCCAAGCGCTTCGGACGCTTTGACTTGGGGCTGGCGTTTGATCAGGTTAGCACCGGCTTGGCCAGCGGCTGCGCGGCCGGCAGCATTTAGCTCTTGGCGCATCTGTTCTGTAGTTGGGTTCATGGCTTGTCCTAATTGGTTTTGATGACGGACAGCGGACTAAACACCGCTGCCATCGGTTTCTGCGTGTTCGGATTGATCACGCCGGTGTAGCCGTACTCCTTCGCCAAGCGCTCAACGTCGTTGGCCGCGCTCACTGGGTCTGCCACGCCCTTGTTGTAGGGCGCGCTCATGGGTGTGGTGTTGTAGTGCCGCGCCAGCACGCCCAAGCGCTCAGGGTCGGCGTGGGTGTCGTACATGCCCGATGCCTGCGCGGTGTAGCGGTGCGTGCCCAGCCCTTGTTCACCTCGCTCGGGCTCACCGGCGTAGTAGTAGGACCGGTTGCGCACGGCGTTGGGGTAGGTCAGCCTCTCAGCCTCCGCGCCTTTGATGCCCGTGCCATAGCGCGCGGGGTCCGTGGCCGTCAGGTTGGGCTCGTTGCTGAAGTGCGTGAGCGTTGCGCTTGTGCCGTGCTTAGGCTTGATCAGCGGCCTGATGTACGTCGGCACGCCCCCGGCGTACCCACCCTGATTCATCTCGGGCGGCAGTAGCACGGCCTTTTGAGGGGCAAACTGGAAGTGGCTCATAAGCTCCCGCTTCGTGTCCTCGAACGCCTTCGCCTGCTCGTGATGGCCCTTGCTTCGCGCGTGGTGTGCGGCTTCGTCCTGCTTGCGCACCTCGTTCTTCAACTCCGCGTTCAGTGGCGAGTAGTTCACCAAGCTGTTTTGCCCACGTGTCTCAGCGGTCAGTGCGGCTTGGGCCAGCGGGGTGAACATGGCTGAATGTGCCGCCCACGCCTTCTCTTCGCCTTTGGGTCCGAACTCGGTGCCGTGTACGGCATGGCCGTAGAAGTCGTGGACCGCCCTGAACATGTCATTGGTGCTCAACCCGGTGGTGGGATCTACCTCGTGCAAGAACTCATGGGGCTCACCGCCTTGGTAGACCGCCATGTGCTTGTTGTTGTAGATGTCCTTCAGCATTTCTTTGCTGGTGCCGTAATTGCCTTCACCGTTGCGGTGGTAGCTCATGTTCAGCGGCAAGGTGTCAAACTGCTTCTTGGTCTCGTGGGCCAGTTGCCGGTAGGCTTGGGCCAGCAGGTCGTCGTAGTCCTTGGCGTGCATGGCCTCGGGCATCTGCTTCTGGTACGCCTCAAACACGGCCTTCTTGTATTCCGGGTCGCCAGTGGCCGCCAGTGCGAAGGCACGCCCGATGGGCGCCTGCTTTTGCAGTGAGCTTTCCGTGTTCTCGATGGGTGCGTAAGGCTTGTTGAAATGCTGCCGTGTGTACTCGTCGGCGGCTTGGTGGGCAAAACCCGCCTTGCTTCGGATCACTTCCCGGATGTCTGCATCCTCAAGCGGTTGCGAAACTGTGTCTCGTGCAGGTCCGCGTGGCGTGACGGTATCGCGCCCACTCGCGCCTCGTAAGCCTTGCGCAGTTGCTCCGCTTTGCGCAATATTGCGCGGACGGACGCGCCAGAATGGTCCTTCTTGCTTTGTGTCATATTTCTTCCCGTTGGTTTCTTGCATGGGGTTCTCTGCTTGGTTTGCCCCGATTATGCCGTGGGCGCCTCAACAATCATAGGGGTTGCCGCGTGGGTGCGGGTTGGCGTCAGCGTAGTCGTCCTCGTCCACCCACTCTTTGGGGAAGTCGATCGTGAGCCAGCCAGCGTCGCGCAGGTAGCGCAGGGCCTGACTCATCGCGTCCACGAAGTCGTCATGCGCTGTGCCCTCGGGGAAGCTGCATATCTGGCTGATCATGCCCTCGGCCCAGTCGCGCACGAACCCCTTCTTGTTGCTGGACTCGGGAATCCAGACGCGCCCAGCCTTGATGATGTTGGCCACGATGGACAGCCGTTGCACCTTGTCGGCCCTGCCCGGGTTGTACGGGATGACTGGCACGCCAGCCCTGCGCAGGTCTTGGATCAGCGAGATGCCAGCGCTCTTGTCCTCCACCAGCAGCAGGTCGACGCGCTTCTTGTTCTTGCCCTCGCCGTAGACCACCTCGTACTCGTCGAGCACCTTGGGCCGCAGGTCGGGGTACTGCAAGTGCTCTTGCCAGCAGTCGATCACCATCGCGCACATGCCACCGTCCTCGGGCTTGAACACGCCCAGTGTGATGTGGGCGGTCGGGTCGTTGACCGTCTTTTCTGATGTCGCACAGTCCAAGCTCTGCAAGATGAACTCGAACTTGGGGAATGGCCGACCGGCTGGGTAGAGCTTGAACCACTCGCGCTTGACGATGCCGCCCTCCTCGGGGTCGATGATCTCCGCGTAGATCTCTTGGCGGCCCAGCTTGGTGCCCTCGTACTGCATGATCTGCTTCTTGAACGATGGCGCCAAGTTAGCCAGATTGCTGTACGTGCTGGCTCGGCTGACCGCCACATCCTCGCCCTCGCGGTCGATCAAGTCCATCACCACCGGCTTGGGCTTGGGCGTGGTGGACGCGATCAACTTAGTGTGCTGGCCCAGCCGAATGCCGAACTGGATCATGTCCCACGACTCTTGCAGGTACTCCCACGCGGCCAACTCGTCGAGCCATCCGCCGTGGAACTGTGGCCCCCTGAAGCGCTCGGGCTCCGACGCGGGGATGCCCTTTATCAGCGATCCGTTGACCAGCGTGAGCTCGTGGAGGGAACTGTTGTATTTTTGCACAAGGCTTGACGGGATGACCGAAAGCAGGCCGGAATCGCCCTCGAAGCATGTGCTCTTCAAGTCGCCCGACGTGGGCGCGGACACCAGCCAGCGGGTGTTGGGCTGCTCCCATGCCCACCATGCAAGGTTCTCGGCCGCTGCGCGGGTCTTACCGGCCCCACGACCGGCACACATGAGCCAGATGCTCCACCAGTCGCCAGG